CCTACTAACGATGCATCAAAATTTGGAGCTGGTGATATAGCAGGTATAAAAGCAGTGCAAGTTCATGATATGCAAACAAGTGCAAGATATTGCAAAAATAATCAATTTAGGTGGAATGGTATTATTGATAAAGAATTAAATTTAAGAGATTTTATATTTGAAAATGCTGGTTATTGTTTTTTAGATTTTTGTATTGTTGGTGGACAATTTAGTTTAAAACCAAGTTTCCCAACTAATGGTAATGGCGGTTCTATAAGATATAACATAACTAAATCTCAGATGGAAGCGAGTGGTGAGATAAAAGGATTATTTACCGATGGAAACATAAAAGATTTACAAGTTACTTTTTTAACTCCAGAAGAAAGAAGAATGTTTAAAGCAACTGTTTTATTTAGACAAGATGAAAAAGATGGATTTCCAGAAACTAAGGCAAAGACTTTTGCTTATAGAAAAGATAATCAAGGAGATGATGCTTTCTTAAGAGCAGCAGAAGCACTTCCTGAAGAAATTTTTGATATGAGTGGTTGGTGTTCTGATGAAAATCATGCAAAGAAATTTGCTGCTTTTGCATTAGCAACAAGAAAAGATATTGATCATGGTATTACATTTGAAACTACACCAATTTCCGTAATAAATTTAATGGCTGGTGATTATATTCGAGTAATGACTGAAGCAACTCATACAAGTAGATTTAACAATGGAAGTATTGATCAAGATGGAAATATTGTTAGTAGAGAAACAATAAGTGGTTCTCAAAAAATTTATTATTGGATACCGGGAACATCTAATGGTGTTCAGTATGGAGAGTTTAATTTTGCTGGGAATGGAAAAGCTCCAGATATTTTAAGAGGAAGTTTATTTACAGTTCTTGATGACACAAAAGAAGATCGGTTCTATAAGATTGAAGCAATTACTCATGGAGAGGAGGGTTTTATTAAAATTGCAGCAAGTCACGTTCCTTTTGACGAAGATGGTTTTATGGTTGTTTTAAAAGATGCAAATCCTAGTGATCCCGATTTTGATCGCCGTTTCCCTGACGTAAATGAACTCTAATGTCAATTGAAAAACAATTTCCACTTATAAAACCAACTTCTAGAAGTTATTCTCCTGGAGAATTTTCACAACAAGAATTTAAAGCTATTAATGGAGTAAAAACTATTATTCGATATGGTAAACATAGATATAATTCTACTTTGACATTAGGTTTTGATAATATTTCTGATGATGATGCTGCATTAATTTTAGATAATTATGTAGAGGTTAATGGAGAGTGGAATTATGTAACTTTTAATCGTGGTTTCGCTACAACAGGTATAGAAGGTTCAAATTTAAGTGATTACGTTAGAGAAGAAAATTCAAGTGGATCTGCTTTGAAATGGCGATATGATGGTCCTCCAACGGTGACAAGTGTCTTTCCTGGACGTAGCAGTGTGCAATGTAAATTTGTTGCTTGTCTCGATTCGCCTTAGAATATAATGACTGTTTAATTTAAAGGTTGTCGTGAGTTACTATTCAGGCGGTGACGGGTTAATGAAAGTGGGTTCTACCACTGTTGCTCGTGTAACCACATGGAGTTTTACTGCATCACAAGAAACTTTAGATGTCACGACTTTAGGTGATCGTGATAGACAAATTATTGGAGGAACTCGCAGTCTTTCTGGCAGTGCTTCTATATCTTGGTATTCAGCAGCGGGTGCAACTGCTGGAGATAAAATGGCTTCTACTTTGCTAGGTAACTTAATTAAAACTGGTTCATCTGCTGGAGTTTCAGATCAAGTAGCTCTTACTTTAGGAATTACTGATTATGACGGTGATGAAAAAAGTATTACTATGACTGTTGTTTTGACAAGCATTGCAATGACAAGTAGCCAAGGTGAAGTCTTGTCTGCTGAAGTTTCATTCGAGGCTGCTTCTGCACCTTCTGCTCTTACTCTTGATAACGCTTAAATAGGATGCCCACCTATTTAGGCTCTGGAGGGTTTATAGAATTTAAGCGAACTTCTATGGAGTATTCGCTAACTGGAACTCTTGTGCCTTCTGATATCAATACAACAAGAAAACGATTTTCTATAAAAGGTATAAAAGGAAATATTATTACTGGAGATAAAGTTGATATAAAAAGAACAGATGGCTCCTCAAATTTAGAATTAGTTTCTGGTGAAAATAGTAGAGATGTTTCATTCTTCGCTCATGTTGATGATATTGGAGGCATGCGTTTATATGAAACTTTTGCTTTGGCTGTTGGGGGTACAACAGTTAATGCAAAAACTTTAGTTGCTCCATCAGGAAATCAATCAATATCTATAAACGCTCGAAATACTAGTTTTAGACCATTAGCAAGAATTGAAGAATATGAGTTCACAACACAACGAGATCAAATTGAAATTAGTCAATTAGGAGATAATTTTAAACGTCAATATGAAAATGGTTTGATTTCTGGACAAGGTTCAATGACTTGTTTTTGGGAACATAGATATATTGCAAGTGATCCTGATTATTCTCCTAATCAAGAATTTTCATCTTATTTAGCTCGTTTAATTTTACGAGTAAAGCAAGGCGCTGATTTTTTTGGTCGTTTCTTTTTATATAGAGAATCTTCTAATTCTTCTAATAATGCTTGGTATGAATGCGAAGCTCAGATAACCAATTGTAGTATTAGCATCCCAAATGTAGGGATAGTAAAAACTCAGATAGATTTTATTACCAATGGAGAATTTAGCCTTCAAGTAGGTGTTACACCAGGCTTTATTCTTCAGGAATCTACTGATTTCTTATTGCAAGAAGATGGAAGCAAGCTGTTCTTAGAAGATGATGCGACATAATAGATAAAAGGTATAAACTGTCCCTAAAGACCGAGAGTTAAATGGCTGATCTTCAAATAAGTCAATTGCCTGTTTTAGCAGA